TCAGGGTAAGACCCTGTGATGAAAGTAAGAAGGAATTGTTCGATGTTTTTTCAGGGTATAAGATTTCCAAAGTTTTGGAAAATTTGAAATCGAGAGGGTATAATTCGTGGAAGTTAACCACCGAAAATAGGAAAATAAATTTCTAATGTAATATTAATATATACAAAATGTCACAACGACTTGGTATGGCCGATGGACGATGCTTCACTATAAACAGTTCTTCTCAACTTTACGACAACTATGTCATGAAAGAAAATTCCATATCCTTCGCGGATAACTATTCTTTCAGAAAACTTCTTCAAGAAAAAGGTCCAGCACTTTTGAAACCTTCCCAGGCACAACAAAAGGATCAGTGTGGATCTTGTGATAAGGCCCTTCTTAAAATGCCAAATATTTATTAGATTTTCGTTTTCAATTAAAATATACCATAATATAAACACTCATGTCAGCTGGTAAAGTCACTGTTGTTTTACTTTTTATATTATTGTTAGTTTGGTTAGTTTTACTAACACTAGGTAATCTTGGACTCATGCCAGGATCGACACAAAAATACGTCAAGGACCGTAAATGGGATAAAATACGAGAAATGCTTAAAGATTTATACAAAGCCGATGGTACTGAAGACGAAACCGTGTGTAAAGAAATAAGAGACTGGTGGGAAGATAACCAAGACGATTACGATACTTTTATTGCAGAGCAGGAAGACGGTGACCCCGAAACTTTGAACGATTGGTCGTATGGTTTACCAATAGAGATTGAATTTGAAGATTTCATCGATGAATACTTTAAAGATGTTGGTAAGGGAATGGCGGAATCTGATTTTCTTGAAATTGCAAAGGGTATATCTCTATGCGAAGACGAAGTCGATCTTACAGAACTTAAGGAAAATGTTGTTCGAATTATTAAGACCGAACCACCAGAAGGGTATAACGAAACCGATGATTGTGCGAACGTATTAGCAGTACAATCTGTTCTTCCAAATTATGTCTGGTCATACGACGACGATACTTTCATTGACATTTCAAATTTAGAAGATGATACAATCGATTCTACGGATTGGAGAAAAAAACATAAAAAGGTTTGTACTCCATTAGCAATGGACGAAGAGTATATTCCAGCCAGTTCTATTGAAGGTGTTGATACACTTGCAAAAATCAAGTTTACGAACGTTACAAACCCAATTTCAGGTACAAAAATTGAAGTTTTTGAAGAAGGTCAAGGTGGTCTCACTACAGGTTTGACACATACATTTTCAAGTTCTACTACCATGAATTTTGAGATTCCTCTTACAGCTATGACAACCTTTAACAAACCATTATACGTCGTTAAACTCGATGGTAAAGAAACCGATCATGTTTTTGCCGGTAATGTTGGTACGATATCGTTTGAAGAAACGACAGAAGCCGCCGAAAACGACTCTGCCGTACTCAACTATAAGAAAATTCAGTTTACACCTAATATTGATATACCAATAGGATATGAAATTATAGTCGAGGCGAGTGCAGTTCCTGAAATCACCATCTGTCCCACAGAAACAGTCAGGAAGGAAACAGTTGCTATGAAAGCAAGCACAGAGGCGATTAGCAAAGGTACAGTCGTCGATTTAGATCGAACAGTTTGTTATACTGCAGACGGAAGCGTTGAACAAGCCGGTACTTCCATAGATTACGTAGATGCCGAGTATACGGCTTACATAAGAAAAGAAAAGGAGGCTAGTGCTACAGAAAACCCTAAGTATAAATTCGCAACTTTGACAAAAGCGGCTTCTCTTTCTACATAAGTGCAAAAAAAATCAATTAATAAATTCTTTAAGGTTTCTAGATACTGACATGAATCAGTGTTCCATATGTCTCAATGATGTTCGCGAGACCAGAAATAGCAAGGCTATTCGGTGTGGACATGTTTTTCACTCGCATTGTCTAGAAAACTGGAAAAAAATGGGAAAAGTGACGTGTCCCATATGTCGAAAAGTGTTTGATGGTTCTAATTTTAGGGTTCAGATTACTGTATTTAATGATTACGAGTCTACTTCAAATACGGTAAGCTTGGAAAATGAATTTATTCTCGATGCACTTGACTTGATATTTAATATAGAACACGAGGACGATTTATCGAGTGTTCTTGATGACTTTGGGGTGAGTGTGACCGACTTTGATCCCTCTATTCTTAACACAGAATGAACTACAATACCTTTTATATTCTAACCCAGGGTAATTCCTAGAGGCTTTACGAGGATCGGTTATTGCTTTTCCTTTAGCGTCGACGAGTAAAGGACCAGTAGCCCATCCCCGTTTATGACTAAACACATTTGCTTTGAACTTTAAGAGTTTACCAGGAATACACTTACCGGCTTTTCTTACACGAGAAACAGGGACTTTGAAGAATTTGGCGATACTTTCGTATGTATTTCCGTTTTTTACTTTATATTCGACAAACCCGTGTTGTTTGTAAAAATGGAAATCACCCTGTCTGAAATAATTTCGTTTATTTCCAGGCGCCACAAACATCATGACTTTAAAATGGTTTGGTTTACACTTTGATGTTGCACCGCACTTATATACACTTTTTGGATTATCGGCTATGACTCGTTTAGGTAAACCCCTACAGTGTGTATACGAATGACTTAAGTTTCGTATACCTGCCCTTTCCCCTGGAATGCTTTTTTGCTGTCTAAAACTTTCGTAATCACCTACTGCGTATGCGTAACAATTATTATTACCTATACCAACGGTTCGACCCCATAGACGTTGTGTGAACCTTGGTTCTGAACCACTCAGGGGGAGTTTCCTATTTTTAGTAGTAGTACTCATTAATAATACAGTAGAAAATAAAATATTATTAATTAGTAAAAATGATCAAAGATATTATGAAAGCCGAAAAATCTGAACAAGTTATTACAGAAGTTTTGCTCTTTACTCTCGTTCTTCTTATTAGTACTTTTATTCTTAGATACTCTTGGAATAGAGGTCTTGTTAAACACGTGACCGTTCTTAAACCAATTAATACATTCCTCGACGCACTTATTCTTTCTATTGGTCTTGCGGCTGCACGCGGTATTTAAACTTCCTTATACCCAGTAACCTTTTCACCACTTGAACTTTCCATAACTGGAAATGCATCAATTCCATCGCATTTGCTTTTTTCGCAATCGATGAATTTGTGAGGTATACCTTTCTTTTTAAGGTACTCTAATTGTTTTTTAGTCCAACCACACCAATTTGTACCATAAACGGTCCATGTAACTTCACTTTCCTCTTTCTTATCTTGTACTGGTACTGGTTCTTCGTTCTTCTTACCTGTGTTAATGAATATGTAAACATCAACTGCTATAAGTATTAATGCGGCAATCATGTTTATATACTTATTTTGTATATTTTATTTTAATGTCTTCGCATATTTTTTTTATCGTTTTACCATCCGTGTTTATTCCTAAATTGTTTGCTTTTTTAATAAGATCTGCTTTTTTATATGATACGCACTTACGATTATCAAGTCTTACGTAACCTTTATTTGATACTGAAACCTTTACCTTATCTTTAAACATTGGAATACTAAGTTTAGGTTTGAAACGTATACTCGGTCTTTTGAGTACTTTTTGGGTATTTTTAGAAGCAAGTTCTTTACGAACCTGTTCGAGTGTTTTTTTCACTGGCCCGCCGCCATGTTTGACAAGTATTTGTTTTGGTTTGGAAGGTAATCTTGGTTTTATTAACGTATTTATATCAAAGGGAACGACCGTTTTCTTATACGGCGAGAAGTATTTATCGTTAAATATTTGTTTAAAGGTTGGTATATCGGAGTGTCCTAATGGAGAAGCGCGTAAACGCCAATCGTATACTTTACTAGAAGATTTACCTCTATACTCTAACGGTAAAACTCTTTCAATGAATTGTAAAGCTTCTATACCGCTTACTATACCATGAACTTTTATTTCGCTATATAAAGCATTCAGAAAGGTGTGTGTATCATACATAGGGTGTGAACCCCTGTATATTCCAGATTCTTTCTTATACCATACAGGATCTTCATCTACAATTGGTGATTTAATATTTTTCATAGTAGATAATCCAAAATCAGAAATTAACGCCTGTAAACCTATATCATGAACCCTAAGTTGCGTGTTATTTACTTTTAACAATTTTATCCGTGATGGACGCGAAGTATGTATTAATATATTTTCTGCGTGTAAATCGTTGTGTCTAAAGGTAGGGTACTTTTTTTGTATTCTATATAAGTTGTATAAAACTTGTGTTATTATTGTTCTAAAGTGTATGGGTAATAAGTTTTTTTTATTATTTTTTAAGAATTCATGTAGAGTTCCATTATTTACATATTCCGTATACAAAAAAGACGTTTTATCACATTTCTCATAGTGAAAAGGTTTAATACCTCCTAAATTTTCAATACGTTTAGAAATTTTATATTCATGTTCTATAGGTTCGTTTAATGTAATTTTAATAGCAATTTTTTTGGTACATTCTTTATCTAAACAACCCATATAAACGCGCCCAAACTTCCCTGTACCTATATGTTTTGTACCTCTTTTTATACTTAAAGAATCTTCTAAAGAGAAAATGGAAGGGTCAGTTCTTTCGTGATAATAAAGAATTTTATTTGGATCACACCCTACATCCTGTATAGCTTTGATAAGATTTTTACCTAAATTATTTTTTTGTTTCTTTGTATTTTTTTTATTTTTTTTTGCGAGCGATGATATAATTTTAAGATTTTTTATATGGCGATCCCGTTCCATTCTTGTCTATTGTAGTGTAACATTTTATTCGTCGATCAGATCGTCCATTATTTCCTCTATATATTCATCATCATTGGTATCCAAACCCTGAAATGCAAATGATGGGAGTTTATTAGATTCACCACACAGAACCTGGGACAGACGAACACTTACACCGAATTTATTATCGATAAACCAAATTTGGTTTATTTCAACGATACACATACATCTTTGTCCTCTTTCGATTTGATCAACTTGGATCTGTTCTCTTTCGGAGTTATAAGCTTCTGGTATAAAATCACCGGATTGGTTTGTTTGTACTTTTAATTTTAAAGTATCTGCATACCCTTCTTTACCTTCGCGTACGAGAGGTTTGTATAAAGCCTGTTGTATAACATTAATATCGTA